GTTACATCAATTCAACGAATTTCCTGAATTTAAATATCTACAAATAGTTGGACGTGAAAGTTTTGTTTTAGACATTATTTGTGACACATTTAAACCCTCATTCCATAACTCACAGACACTAACAACAAGTGATTTGATTGCATATTTACCACATTTATTGAAATCAACTTTAGACAAGTCGAACATTTTATTCAACATAGAATCTTTTATTGATTTTATAATGTAATCGACCTCAGATTTTTCCACATCAATTATTATATAGTTATCAATACCATTATCTTCAGCTAATTTCTTTTTTATTTCATCATTTTGCACAACTTGATTAAGTGTATCGCCACCACATGTTTCAAATGATTTTCTGTAATGTTGCTGACCGTGAACTTCAATAATGGTATTTTCTTTTACTAAATAAAAATCATATCTATATTTACCACACCAGTCGAATTGCTTTTTGCTTAATTGTGGAAAATAATCAATGTTTAATTGTGTAAGAAGATTAGCTATAAATTTTTCTCCAAAACTAATTCCATCTGAACATCTTTCACATCCAAAACCTTGAAATATCAATCTTTGAATTGGCATTTCTTTCACATGTTGACAGTTCGGACATTTAAAAAATAATCTCTTAGTAGAACCATGAGAATATTTTGTTGACTCTTCTTCATTCAAAAAGTATTTGACATATTGTGGGTGTGTTGTTGCTATATCATTAATTCCTTTTTTGATTGTAATTCTCACACCTCTGTCACTCCTTTTTTATAAAATCACAGTAAATGTAGTTGCTGTAATAAATTGCTGTGTATCCTTATGATAATGTGAACCACGATTAACATAAGCATAGCAATGTTCATCATTGTTGATTACTTGTTTCATTTTTTCTGTGATAGGCATAATATTTTTAGCAGATTGTGTCATGTGATTAATCGTAACAAGATACTTTTCTAACTCTACACAATCATTACTATACCAATCATCATCAATAGTGAAATTAAAAGTAATGTAATCTAATTCCTTTTTTCCATCAGGTTTATGAATGAAATAAGAATTTAAGCCTACACTACTTAATAAATTAACTAAATAATCAACAATATTTGTACTTTGAACTGGTTCAACTGGTTCAATATTTTCATTCTCATTCATTTCTATTCACTCCTTTGTGCAACTGCGACAGTATACATACGATTATCGTCATAATCATAAACAGATGTAATATCGTAATAATTACCGTCATACAAAATACGATCAGAAGGAATAATTGTTATCGTTGGATGAGTTCTAAATGTAAACTTTTTAGAAATTCGATTATATAATTCTACACCGTCTTTAATATATTCCTTACCCGTATTATTACTAACCGAACAGCGTGGCTCATAAATCACTTGCCACTCTTCTTCACAAATCCCATTGGTAGGCTCAGAATAATCTTTGTGTTCAATCGTAATTTTATGGTTTAAGTCACCAGTCTTAGGAATATACTTTTTCTTAATAGTTGGCATTATTCAACACCATCCAATGCAGAATCACTCATATAATACCAATGAGTTCCTAAAAGTTTACCAATTGTATAGTTGACTTCAGTTGTATCAGTTTCAAGTGTTCGATTATCATAAAAATGTGATGTGAGAACTAGGATAGCCATAGCAATCTCTGGATATTCGTCTAATTCTTCTAAGCTACGTTTTGTATAAGTTTGCACATATCCTTTTGCTGACTCTAGCATCATTTCAATCAAAAAATCATCTAAATCATAATCGACACGCAAGAAACTTTTAGCTTCGACAAGTGTTAGTGCGCTTGGTTTTAATAACAATTGTCTTCCCCTCCTTTGTTCCTCATAAAGACATTCCAATTTCCGTGTGATTTTAAACCACACCATGACTCTGTATCTGTTACAGTTTTTACTTCTCCAATATGCTTAAATAAGGAAAATGGTAAATGCTTAGTTATGCGATTGAGAATATCTTTATTAGTAACAAAATGCACAATATTATTATCATGTTTTGGATTAATTAAATGTTTAATTCCTGCCCCATTAAATGTAACAACTTGCAAATTAGGATTATGAATAGCATTGCCTACATACTCAGCAATAGCACCACCTAATGAATGACCAATGATGTAGGTTTTCTTGTTTGGATTATAACCCTCTAACACTAACTCTAGTGCTTGGTAGAATTGTCGTGGTTTACAAAAAATCATTTGAATATTTGTTAACCAATCTCGTAATGAGTTTGTTCCACAAAATACAACAATGTCATGATCCTCATACTCAAAAATCTCAGCTCTTAAACCACTAAGTTTCACTGTTTTGGTTTTTAACCCGAAATCGTCAGGATACGACAAATTGTGATAAATGATACTTGCGTGAAAAACTAGCTTTTGATACAATTTAGTAGTTAACATAAGGTTTCACTTCCTGTCGAATAAAAATTTGAATTTTTCATTTAATTTCGGTTAAAAATATTAGAGTAATTAATATAATATTTATAAATGAGTTAAGTGAAAGGGATGGTTTTTCTTATGTTAGATGGATTTGTAAAAAAATCACCAGTTAAACTTAAAGATTTGGCAGAATACATGAATATTGCTGCTCCATCTTTATGTAAAATCATGAAAGCTAAGTTCTATATGTCAAATGACGACTACGATAAAGTTTATGACTATATCTCTAGTCACAATGGCATAGTTCCGAGACAAGATAACGTTAGTGCCTATCCAAGTGACAAATCTAAGGGTAGTTGGGATATTTGGATAGATAATCAATTCGTTGTCACAATGATATTCTCTAATGACGATGATCTTCTTAATTTCCTTAATGGAAATGACGGAAGATTATGGTTCATTAAAGAACACTTTATGAACAAAGATGACATTGTTTATGACAACAGAATTGCTTTAAGAGGTCATACTAAAAAGTAAGGGGATATTATTCCTCTTCTTTTTTCTTTTTCTTAGTTGGCTGTTTTGGTTTAGGCTTTTCAACTTCTACCAATACGGCTTCGCCATGAGTTACTAAGGCTTTTGCTTCAGTTTCATTTAATTCATAAGTTTTACCTTTATGAAGTGGAGTTCCATCTAAAACAACTGAATGTGTAATTTTAACAAGCATTTTATCACTCCTTTTCTAGTTTTTAGATTAGAAAATTAACTTTAAGCATATAATAAGATAGAGAAATTACTTTCTCTACCCTATATGTGTTTAAATTACTCTCCTAATTTGATAGCTGAAATAGCTCCTGGAGTTACAACTTTAGAGTCTAAACGTGCAACACCAACTAAAGCTACCATGTCGTTAGCAGCGTATAATTCATGTAATTGACGAACTGAAACGTCAGTGCGTAAACCAACTGTTAAAGCACGTTTAACATCGACAAACATCGCAACAACGTTTGATCCAGTTCCCATAGCAGGCATGTATGGACATTCTACAATGCGTTTACCAAAGATTGTTAAGAATTCACCTGAGTAGTCTGGTTTTAAGATAGCACGTCCGTTAGCGTCTTCGATTAAAGCTAATGCACGAACAACTGAAGGGTGGCATAAGAAAATAGCATTTGGACGGCATTCATGTGGTAAGTTGTAGTAAGCATTTGTTACGTCAGCTAAAGAGATAGCGTCTGCTCCTGCAGTTACTTGTTCAGATGCTTTTTGTAAGTCAGCGTTGTTAGCAGAACCATAATTTAATAAACCTTCTGGTTGTCCTGATCCATTACCAGTGATGATTGCTTCTTCAAATGCTTTTGCAAATGATTGTCCTAAACGTTCAGCAGCATGTGCGATTACGTTGAAGTTTACATCTTCTACTACTTCACGTGTAAATTTAACGATTTCAGCGTATTTGAAAGCATTTAATTCTACTTTGCGGAATTCGCTATCTACTGTTGCGATTGAAGCTCCCTCTTTTACTAAACGAGCTTTAGATGCAGGTGCTACGTCTAATACTAAGCGGTGTGTTCCTGCTGTACGGATGATGTTAGCGTGTGCTAATACACTTGAATTGAAGTCGATTGCACGTAAAATAGCGCCTTCGATTGTTAATGGGATGCTCATAGCTCCTTTGTTAGCGTCTGTGAAAGTAGAAGCTCCAGTTGGTAATCCTGCACCTGCAACGTATCCGTCACCTGCTGCACGTACTTCAGTTTTTGCTAATTCTTTGTTTGGTACTGCTAATCCGTCAATGAATTCAGAGCGGATTTCTTCGTATGTTTTTGTCATTTTATCTTCTCCTTTATCAATTTCATCGTTAATAACAATAGTAGAAGTACGAATTTCTTCTTCCATTGTTGCGATTTCTGTTTCTAATTCTTTAATTTGTTCGATTACTGAACGTAATTCAGTATCTTCTTCTTCTGTAAGAGAACGTGTTTCATCAATAGCCGTAGAAAGCATTGTTTTTTGTTTAGAAACTAATTCATTACGTTTCTCTTTTAAGCCTTTTAGCTTATTCATCAATTTCCTCCTCCTTTAAATTTTCGAGCATTTCTTTGTACATAGCTAAGTCCTGAGCCGCCTTGTCTTCGTTAGTGTCTGGCTCTTTTTTTGTGTCTTCTTGTACAACTGTCTCTGCTACGTCTTCTTTTTTATCTAATTTTGATAACATTTCATCTTTTAATAACTGAATTTCTGTCTGAATAGCTTGTTTTACATCGTCAGTTAATGTAATATTCACCGCAACTTCTTCAGTCTTAGGTGTTACAGGTTCTTCAACCACCATTTCTTGTGGTTGTTCTTCTACTTTAACCTCTTCAATTACTTGATTTTCAGGTTTAACGTAGGTTTCAAACGCTGCATTAACTGTCTCGCTAATCATTTTTTGTAAATCTTCAGGAGTTAGATTTCGTAATTCCATTAATAGATCGTCTTCAGTTACAAACTCAGGTTCTTCAACAACATCAATCCCACGTGCTTGTAACTGTGCTTTGGTGTTGTTATAAGCTCCTCTTCGTACAATTGAAACTTCAGATAACTCTAATTCATGAATATAACGCTTGAATGTTCCATCTGATTGACGTTCCCATGTTTCTGCTTTTTCTTTCTTACCACGTACTTCAGGTACATAGAAACCAAACGACATTTCTTGGAATAATCCAGATTTACATAATTCGTAATAGTTTTTACCGTCAGCAGTTGGAATTAAATTAGCAGACATATACAATCCATCTTCACGTTCTTCAAGTTTCAATGAATCATTTTGGGTAGAAGCTAATAATGTCGCTTTATTGTGATTTCCTAGTAAGTCGATGTATCGGTCATTTTCTAATGAACGTTCAATCGCACGCTTAAAAGCGCCTTTATCAACTTTTTCGATAAATCGTCTACGTTCACCTAATTGCTTAGACCAATCAAGACCATTAACTTTACCTTCAATCATTAATGCATCATCATTAATAGCTTCAAATTCTACTCCAACAGATCGTAATTCCATCTTTTGTTTCAAAAAATTCACCACCTTTAAGAGAAAATAAAAAAAGCACATCAAAATGTGCTTTAATTTCATATTTATTGACATAAAAAAAGACAGCGGAAAGGGAATTCGCTGTCTTTCTGATTGGGTATATAACATATAAAAATATATATTACAGGAAAAAGTAGAATTTAGAAATGAATCTAAATATGTGTGTAAGGTATGAGGTTGTGCTGTTAAAATAATCTTAAAAAACATAATGTAGGAGAAATTTTCTATTTTGTTTTTTATCTCATAATTGATAACAGGATTATATAAGAAAAGAGAGATATTGCACTTAATACAATAAGTATTAAATCAATAAAAAAGAAAAATAATATTCAATTATTGTGTGAATATTTTATGAACAACCTCAATTAATATTATACACCTTTTGCCAGATATGTCAAATTTTTCTTTAAAACTCTATTATAATTGTAACATCTTCACCGTATACATCATTACAATAAGCATTTAACGTACTAATACTATATACATCTAAATCCAAACTATTTAAATATTCAATAACATCTGTTCTATTTTTGGCTCTTACAATTATATTTCCTGTTTGATAAGTGTTTGCCATATAATATTTCATAAGCACACCTAGTATGGAATTCTCTGATTATTCTTTTCTTTTTTATTATGAATTTCTGAGTATGATGTGCTTATTGATACTAAAAACAACATACAAGCTACACCTAAAGTAGCCACATCATAGGAATATACAATGGCCATATATCTAATAATTAAAAAAGCGCCTAAAAATAAGCAAATGTTACTAATATTTTTCTTAATAAAGTTAAAAATTAAACCTGCAATAATGACTAGATTTTTCATTCTTTATCACCTTCATCAGCTGTAGTAGGTTTAGGTTCTTCATTGTTTGGGTTGTTTAATTCTTCTTTAGCCAATTCTGGACTAGACAAGATTTTATTGGTTTCTGCATCAAATGATGTACTCATATTCGGAATAAACATAGTTTGGTTTTTAGGCGAATAAAAGATATTTCCTAATGAAAAACGCAAATAGTCATTCGGAATTGGAGTTAAATTTTCTTTAACTCGTGCTTCGTTGATTGTCAGAATCCCTGCATTGATCCCTGTATGTAATGCATTATAACGTTCTTCTTGCGTTGATTTTAATACATCATCTGTATTAAATTTGAAAAAATATCCCTGTTCTTTCTCTTCATTTAATAATAATGAGCGATTAAACATAGTTTCAATAATAGAAATAATAGGTGAGATACTATATTGTAAAAATCGAATTGACATTGACTCTACTGATCCATAAGTATTAGATGAAGCATCAATCATTTGCTCAGGTACACCGAACAAGTTACATAAATCAGTTGAAGTCTTAGAACGTGAAGCATTTAATCCTAATTCAGATGGTGAGAATGAAATTTTATCGTATTCCATTCCATCTTCTAAGATTACTAACTTACCTGCATTCTTTGAACCTTGAAATAATCGTTTCCAACTTTCACGTAATCGTGTTTGAGCTTCTTGACTCAATGACTTTTGTAATTTAATAACTGAGGTTGGTGCAGAGCCATTAGCCATAATATTTTTTGATAATTCAATTTCATTTAAAGCTAACTCAATCGTTCTTTCCCCTCTAGCAATAACACCTTTACCACTTAATCCACCATCATCTGAACCAATAGTGGCAATCATAATATCGTCTACACCTAATTTCTTAGTAGAACCTAGTACATTAACCTGAAAATCACGAACAATATACTGTTCTTCAGGATCAACTCTACGGTCAATGCTAACGTTTGATGGTTTTAAAACCCACATTTCAGAGATTTCATTACCTTCACGCTTTACTGATACATAAGCGTTACCATGTAATACTAAATCTTGTGCAATTTGAGCTTTAAAATCATTACCAGTAGAGACTAAATTAGGGTTGCTATTGATTAAATCTAGTCGATAATCGTCATAAATACGTTCTACAACGTTATCATCTACATTTCGATACATTTCTACTTTTAAAGTTTTAATAGAGTTGACAATAATATCACAGCAGGCTTTCGCTACAGGAATAGATAATACTTGTTCAGCAGTATATTTATCATTGTCAATTCCACTAATACCCATCATATTAATATTTAAATTAAATTTTCGTTCTTCTAATTGAATTTCCTCTTCTTCAAAACGTTCTTCTTTAGTGAAGAATACATCTAATATTCCCATGAGGCATTATTTCCTCCTCTCTACCAAAAAATAAATCCCCTATCTTCATAAACTGATTCGGATTCCACTCCATCTATAACACATGTACAGAAACAGTTGATTAATGCATCGACAATATCAATTTTTCCATTTGATTTCTTCTTATTGATATACATATTTAGGTTAGTGTCGTGATCCAATTTAGCATTTTGAACATTGATTTCAAATAAACGATTATCTTCATAAAGGAAGCGTCTATCTAATACTACCTCACGAAACTTTTTAGTACCTAAATGCAAATCTTTAGAATACTGAGGTTGTTCACGCATTAAATAATTTTTATCTTCTAGTTTTTGCACCGTACTTAACGCATTATATTTGTCGTAAGTAATAGATGAAACTTTTACTCCATATCTGTCTTCAATAGATAAAATAAAATCTTCTACAAATTTATAGTCAATAATTCTATTTCCACATGCATAACATAAACCTAAACGCTTATATTGGTCATATGGAACATCTTCACGTTGAATTTTATCGTCTTCACGGTCAGCAGGATAAAATACCCATGATTTTGCTACATATTTGTCCATAGCTTTATCATAAGTAAGCATAGCAACTGAGGTATTGTCATTACTTTGCAATTTGTTACCCTAGAGGCTCTTTATCCTCTAGTTCTTATATTTTCATATAAGTTCAGACTATCTCATCACCCACAACTTTACTTGCTAGGGTGGCAGGCACTCTTGTTCTTTCGCCATATAAAAAAAGACTACAAATAGTCTTTTTTACTTAGGCTACTCAATTAGTCGTTACACCTTTCAGTCATTTCTAACTGACTTGGCACGATATTACCATATATTTATAATACTTAGGCTTCATCGTTAGCACTGTATATTAATACAGCACACCCCATATGGGTTCACCTGCTGTTATCTATACCATTACTGATATAGTGTCCAAAAGTTTAGACAAGTCAATACCAAGCCATACTTCTTTACCTTTCCAATCGTATGAGTTGACTTCAATTTTACCTTCACGTAAATCTTCAAGTGAAATATATTGTTCTAATTCGTTACCATCAACGAAAATGTTCAAGTGTTTTGTTTTAAAGTTAGTCATTGCAGAAGGCATATCTATAGCTTCCTGACGTTTCTCCATAATACTATTCTTAATTACTTCTACTTCTAAAGCTAATGGATTAGCCTGGTACAATGACTGGTCTGTGAACCATTGTTTAGGATCATCAGGTTCGTATAATAAGGCAAAAATATTATCACGATCAATAACTTTGTCTAATATTTTTTTAGCGTAATCGACTTGTTCGGTCATGGGATTGTCCAATGACTCGTAGGCGGTTGAAATGATAGCCCCCATCTTTTCATCAAGTGTGACTTGTGATGATTTCATGGCTTGTAGTGCATATGAATTTTTTAATGCTCTAATGTCAACCTACCTCATCACCGATCCAAAAACTAGCTAAGCGGCCATCGAGCCTGTTTTCACTAAAGGCCAATGGTTTATATACGCTATTATTAATAGTACACCTTACTTCAGAGCGTAAAACTTTAAAATATTTACCGATATGTGGTGAATTTTCAATAAGTTTAACCAACTCTTTGTATACCTGACTAGACAACTCACGGTCTGGAGCAATAGAGTACGCTTCTGCACGTGGATCAGATAGTAACATTTTTAATAAAAGTATTAGTGATGTTATAAGTGTTTTTCCAATATATCAGGCATTTCTGCCTGCCATTCTTTCGTGCAATCAATAAAATTGATAATTCATATCTTTTTTTATCATTAGATTTACGCTTAACACAGAAAATATTAACAATAAAAAACCATTGGAAACCGACAAGATTATCATAAGCACATTTATCAGGCATAATATTGATTAATTTTAAGAAACCTTCGATTGCTTTCAATGATTTTGTATCAATATAATAATCCTCTGAGTCAATACACTCTATAAACAATTGACATTGTTTTTTAATGTATTTATTAGCATTCGTATTATCTTCTCTAATACAATCTATTGCATACTTATAAGCAGGTGAATCATATATAATCTGGTTTGATTGTGATGAAAAAGTCATTGAACCACCCCCTTTGTTTCGTTACGTTTCACCGTAATATACAGAATAAAAAAATAATTAATCCTTTAATTCTTTGATTAATTGTAATACTGGATCAGCTTCTTCTTGTTTTTTCTCAATCTGCGTTGCTGCAATTGTAGCCCTTGCAGATGGATCAAGACCTAATCGTGACGATAATTGAACATATTTCGTCATATAATCTTGTTGAATTTTAACATGAGGATTAGGTGTAGGAGTAACATTTCCTCCATGTGTCTTATTATAAGTTAATCCATTTTCATTAATATTCAACTGACACTGATAAATCTTACTTAAACAATCTGAAATAATCTCAATTAAAGGTTTATCTAAATTACTAATCGGAATCTTACTAGACTCTAAATTTTTAACTAAATACTTGTAATAAACTTGTGCAAATTCATCTAAATGATCTGGTACTTCATAGACAACATCTTTATCACCAATCATTTCTGCTTCTAACTTTGCACAGGCTTCCATATGACTTTTACTATTTGTATGACCTGTTAATAAATGTGCAGGTTTTCTGTTTCTCGCCATATGAATACCTCCTTTTAAAAAAACTCAAACATAAACTCGTCTTCAGCAGTTTCAAACTTCTGCTCAAAGTCAAGTCTACCATCATTATTCATATCAATATGTCTATGGCATCTGCGACATAAACAAACTAAATTCTCATTGTCTAAACGTTTTTCCCAATTAGAAGTCAATTTCTCAATATGATGTACTTCTAAATGGTCAATAGTGATACGTTCAAACTTAATAAGGCAACGTTGACACATCCCCTTATCCCTAGTTTTAATTTCTTCCTTTTTCAGAAGCCAATTTTTGCTTTTATAAAATTTATTTACCATTTTGTTTGTATCACTAGCATATTTTCGCATATACTTATAATAGTTAGGACATTCCTCACCAACAATGTGAGCTTGTCCGCATCGGCAATTGTATTTTCTCATATTTTTTCACACATCCTTATAGAAAC